GGTCAAGAACTAGATGATTTTAAAACTAATTACTATAATAGATTACTTGAAGCATTTCCAAAAGCAGAACTATATATATTTCTAGCTCATAAGGAATACTTAGATAATGAACAGATAAACGCTTATAGTATAAATGGATACAAGTTAGATCTATTATATAAGGAACATAATGGCGTTCTATTAAAATTTACTAGTGATAAAAAAGAAAAATCAAAGTCTATAGTCTCAGTATTATCTACATTAGAAGAGGAAAAAGAAGAAATAAAACAGCGTAAACAGATGGTCATAGCAGTTCCACTATATAACAAATTAAATATGCCAAAAGATAAATTCTATAGTGAAATAAATACGTTTGTTGATCAACTAGATAAGGCGATGGGTAACTATCAAAAAGAAAACATATCACAAGTTGACTATAAAATAGTACTAATAAATGATATATGGCAAAGCGGCTCTCTACCTAAATATATATTAGATCGATTCTATTTATCGCCAGACCAATATCTAAACCCAAAGGAATTCTTATCTGCTAAGAAAGATGATAGCCCTGCCATAATATTTAATAAAGGTGCTAACTATAACTTATTAGTAAAACAAGTAGAAAAACAGGCGGATTGGATTGTATTTCAAGAGCCTTTCTTGTTACCTAATAAAGACGTAGTTCCATATTATTTCTTAGAACCTAGAGATGGTGAAGTTCTAAAGATTGCCCATTTCTACGAACCATTTTTAGATAGTAATAGACTTGGTATATTTAGTATTCCTATAGCAGACTATATAGATAGATATAATGGTTTTACCAGCTATATGTTTAGCTTTGATAAGATAGAAAGGAACTTTATAGAACGTGTTATTAGAAAGGGTGGTATAGTTAAAAATATTACTAAAACCGATAATATGAATTTTACTACTAAATTTCCAAAGTATCATATAATCGAAACATCAACTGTTCCAGATCTAAATATAGTAGTTGATAAAAAAACATACATTGGATCTAAGGATACTATAGTAACTGAACTAGAACATAAAAAAATAGATGGACACGACTTCTATAATTTTGGTATTAACTTTACTACATTACCTCTTTCAACTATTAAAGCAGTTGTTACTAATAGTTTATCTGAATTATCTAACAATTTAGCAGATTATATAGCATTTATATATCAAGTTAACGCAAAATCTAATAGTGATAATAGTATTACTATCAATATGTCTACATTAGCTAAAGAAAATGATTTAGACTTGGTATTATTTATAAGATTGACAGAACAAATTAGAATTCTAAATATTGAACTATCAACTCGTAGGCTTGACTATGAAATAAATATTGACGAAAAAGAAAATGGTGATATAGTTATATATATTGATAACGTTAGTGAAAGTGATGACTATTAGTAAAAAAAATAACTATTTTATATTAAAAATATCTATTATAGAATAGTTAAGTAATGGAACTTATAGATACCAACTTAGAAAAACCTGTTGAGCTACCCATAGTAAAAAGCATCATGGATTTATTTCCACCAAAACAGAACTTAGATAAGACTAAACTCAAAATATCTAATGTAGGATTATATAGTATTACTCCTTATAAAGAGGCGGATAGCTTAAGCAATGCTATATTAAATAGATTAGATAGCTATGGTTTAGGAGAACTAGATATAACGGATGCTACAGGTGGTATGGGCGGGAATACTATATCTTTTTCTAAATATTTTAGAAATATAAATAGTGTAGAAAACAACTATGAACATTTTGAAATACTAAAACATAATATAGAAAAAGTCTATACGTGTGAAAATGTTAAACTATACTATAATGATTATTCTGAAATATTTAAAGAATTAAAACAGGATATAGTCTATTTTGACCCACCTTGGGGAGGATCCGACTATAAAAAATATGAAAAACTAAAACTATATATGGGTAAGAAAAGTATAGACCATTTTATCAAGGATTATTTATTAGAAATTGAAGAGTTAAAACTAGTTGTCATAAAAGTTCCTAAAAACTTTGACTATGATAGTCTAGTTGAAACTCTATGTCCATTAGTAACCTATATTGAGTTAGAAACGGTTAGAGAAGGTAAGGGTAAATATAATATAGTCTATATCAGAAAATAAACAATTCTTGTGAAAATATACTTAAAAATTTGATATATTTATAAAAAACAAGCATCAGTATTAAAAAATGGAAGAAATAGATTTTTTAAGAAATGCTTGGAATACAGGCTTAGAAATCGTTAGAGATAGAAACTATGTCCTTGATGAAAACTATAATAAGATAGAACTAGAAGACTTTAGACACTTGGTTATTGAGAAAAAAATGGATATATTTGCGGAAAACGTAGATAAAACAGCTGCTATATTTATAAAATTCGTGTTAAATCCTAAAATCAAACCAAGTACTATTAAAACTATTATAGAAGAAATTAGAGAACAGTGTCCATATCAAAATCTAGAGTTAATTATAGTATTAAAGGTAAAACCTAATAATACTATCTTAAAAATAGAAAAAGAGAAGTTGGGACAAAACATACAAATTATGTGGTGTAAACAGTTACAGTTCAATATAACTAGACATACCCTAGTTCCTAAACATATAAAATGTACACAAGATGAAGTAGATGAATTACTTAAGAAATATATGTTAGTTAGTAAAACTCAATTACCTATATTATTAAGAGATGATCCTGTAGCCAGATACTATAACTATAAATCAGGAGATGTTATAAAAATCTTTAGTACTAACACTGGAATGAATCAACATTATATTTTCTATAGATGTGTAAAATAAAACTACCTATATAATAATATGTACTATATAGGTAATTCAAAAATACATGGTAGTGGTGTTTTTTTAAATAGAAAGATAAAAAAAGACACACCTATTGATATAGGTATAGACTTTAAGTTTTTTATTTTTCCATATATAACAAATAAGTTTGGCAGCTATATTAATCATAGTAGTAAACCAAACACTAATCTAAAATATATTAATGGAAAATATTATGTAACATCACTAAAAGATTTAGATAAAGATATGGAGATAACATTAGACTATAGAAATACTCCTTGGTATATTTCTAAACCAGAACCTAATTGGAAATAATTAAAAATCTCTATATAATGTATATAAAATGGAAAGTTGTAACTATGAATGTCAACGTAAAAAGAACATCAGTAAACTTAGAGACCTATATAATAAGGAATTGGATAGTTATAGACAATCCTACAATAAATATATGGAATATAAGTATGATACCTCTAACGATAAAGAATGGAAACTAACATATGCTGAAAATACTCTAAGACCACAAGTAGAACAAAGTAATGCTCGTCTAAATAATATATTAGAGGAACTAAAGAGAAATATTATGGAAACAGAGCAACTCATTAGAAAACAAGAAGGTGAAGTTAAGCTTAAAAACAGCGAAATCTATAGAAAAAACAAGTTATTAGAGGAACAGGACCAAAAGATTATTTCTAATAGCAATGAACTATTATCTAAAGATAAACAGGTCCAGTTTACTTTAGAGAGAAATAAATATCGTAGATGGGTAATGATGGGTCTAATTACTACTGATATTGCGTTAATAGCTATGTTTTATAAATATTATATGGCTAGTCAATAAACTATTAGTGAATGGCAACATTTAGAAATATCTCCATATATATAAAATATGTCTAGATATGGTGATATAGTAAAGGCTAATGCTGACTTTTTAGAAAAATCTAAGACAATGCTAGAAATAGACGCACAAAATCTAGCAAAGTCTACTGGTAAGAGCTTAGAAGAAATCCAGAAAGCACAAGATAGCACTGTGATTCGTTCTAAAATTACAAACCTAATTGAAGAAAAGAAAAAAGCATTAGAAGAGTTAGAAAAGGAATATAATCGTGTTACTAGTGTAATGAACTCTGGTATTGAAAATATGGATAAATCTAAGTTATTTCTAGAAAACCAGAATAGAGAGATAAATAGAAACAATGAAAAATTAGACACTATTAGAAAAGATATCTTAACCCTCAGAAGACAAATAGAAATCTCTGAAAATGAATTTTCAAAGAAATCCTACTATATCTTTGTTTTAAAAAATATTTTTGTTTTTTGTCTATTAACTATTCTAGTAGCTCTATTATATAAGAACAATAATATTAGTAAAGAAAGAGCTATGACTATTGTAGCTATTCTTGCTATTTTATTAGTACTAATAGTATTATATAATGTATGGATTACTAGATATAGAGACCCTAATACATTTCACAAGATGAATTGGCCAGCTCCTAAATTAGATTAAAAATGTCTATATATATTAATATGTCAGACAATACTTGGATACGAAACTATATCCAGTGGGTAACCTCTGTATACCAAAAAGATACAGAAAAATATAAATCGCTATATGAAGATACCTTAACTAAACTTAACGCAATATCTAAAAATGCGGACCAAACGCTAGTGAATAAGTCACCAGAAGAAATTTTCGATATACTATATAGTCAATTTAATGATAGAATAGACCTAATCGATACACAAAAAAAACTAATTAAAAGACAAACCTGGGATTTAAAAGATAGAGAAAAACGTCTAGCAGAACAAGAACAAAAGCTAGAAAATACTATAGATAGTATAGATACTAAAAAAAGAATACTAGTTTATGATGAACACGATGACATATTTAATAAAAAACTAATATTTGTTTTAAAGCTTATGGTTGTAGTACTATCAGGATCTATAGGCTATATGATTTATAAACGTAATAAAAAATAAAAGATAAAAAACAAATATTTATCTATTATTTTAGGAATCTAATTTCTTGATAGTTGGATAACTTTATTAGGCATCTAATTCATCCTCTATTAATTGTTCTCCATCACCACCCTCACTGGCATTTTCATTTACTATTTCATTTTTAAATATAATTCCTTTATAACCCTTAGGGGCAAGTTTGTTGTTTTTGGGAGCTTCTGGTTTTCCTAATTTATCTTCTAAGAATTTTATAAGTTCTTTTCTAGTTTTAACTCTATTGTCATTATAGATTTCTTTATACCATCTCTTATAGTTTTCAAAGAACGCATCTAAAGATACTATAGTATCATTAGTACTATCTTCAATCACA